AGATGAAGAGACAGATAATCTTGTTGCTTTCCAATGGTACGAATCAGCATTTGCCGGGCCTAGTAAATATTACAAGGTTGTAGAACAGGAGTGTGAAAAATGAATGACAGATATTTCAAAGGATTTAAGTTGGATGCAAGTGGAGATGTAATAGGAGCTTTCCCTCATGTCGATGTAATTCAAGAACGAGCAAGAGACATTATAAATACTGTCCGGATGTTCTTGTTAAGCAAAAGACTGAAATTGAATTGCTGCAGATGAAACTAAAACAATTTCAGAAAGTTAATGAAGGAATTTTGAACTACATTATTTGCCGTGTAACACTCGGACATAAGTATGATGATTTTTACCGCATCACTCCTGAAGCAACAGAAGATGAACAGAAGATTTATAACGAAGTTTTAAAGTTCTTGAGGAGTCTCAGGGAAAATATAGATAATTAGCATTTTTCAAAACCTAATGATAATCTTTAGGCGGAATATTATCATTACGTTGACGTTCTTTTGGCGAAATATTGTCATTTCGCTGATAATCTTAATATATATAAGCAAATATGAAAAGTATGATGAACAGCATGCAGATTTTTGAAAGAAATGAGTTTGGGAAGATTGACAAACTAATATAATCAAGTTATATTTTAAGTGGCTGCGGAGCGTACGAAGCCTGTATAAACAGGTGGTCAACCTGCGGCCCTTTTCTTTTACCATTCCAAAACATCAGACCTATCAAAAAATCCATATATTTTATTATTTTTATCAATCAAAATAATTTTCTTAAAATAATCTTTTCTTGCGAATCGCATTTTTACTACTGATTTTACATCAGACATACTTATATCACTTGTTATTCTTAAAATAATATTTGGAGATTGACCTTCTTTATGTCCTGCAGACCTTATTGCACTATCTATAGCATTTTTAGTTGGAGTGTAATTTGTTTTTACTTCATAAGGGGTATTGTTAACTATAATATCAGCAAAACGTATATCATACACTCGCTTTTCAATAACAACGTTATAACCATGGTCTGCTATTATTTTTGCGGCTTCAAAGTTTTCCTTAAATTCAGGCTCTCTTTTTACAGCATTATATGTAACAGTTGTGTTTAATTTTGGATTTATATAAACGAGTTCTTTGCCGTTTTTAACAGGAACTCTTTTAGAGTATAATTCATCAAGTGTCATTAACCTGTTTTTACTTGTAAACTGACTTACTTTTGAGATATATCCAGATTTATACATGGCATATCTTGTTTTACCAAGAATCTTCTGTTGTACATCATTAGGTTGTCTTTTAAGCCATTCATCAAAATCTCGTAACTGATAACCATTTCCTTTTACATGAACTAACACACATCTACAGTTATTATGAAGTGGAACATCAGGAGCCTCATCTTCATTAAATACCTGTCCGTGTAAACTGCCACAAACAGGACATGAATGAGAATCAAGCATGGCTACATACTGTAACTTAAAACCACTATTCTTTATGACTTTTTTATATGTATCTCTTTGAGTTGCAGTTATCATAGTATGTACGTCAGAACCGGCATAATTTATAAGTCTATCTATGTTTCTTGAAATTGTAGTTTCAGCATGAGATGTATTACCACCAAAATAATTCTCTGAATCAAGTGGTCCTTTATATGCCTGTCTGAAATTAGATTTAAGATTCTTTTTGAATGATTTGAAATTATCTTTTGAATTAAACTTGGCAGAAAGTATTTTATTGGCATCATATAAAGATAAGAATTGAGAGGCGAGTAGAGCAGAACCAATTAATCTTCTAAGGTATTTATCTTCTTCTTGAATCTGCTGCTTTCTTTCTTCTTCAAGTTCATTAGTTAATTTTTCAAGTTCTTCATCAGTAATTTTGTCTAATTGCTTTAATGTTTCATTGAACTTTCTTTTATCGCCAAGAGTTGGATTTTTTTCAAGGATATTTATTAATTTGCGTTTCAGCAAGAGAAGTCGTCTTTTAGTAAACTCTTCTCTTTCCTGAGCATAAAACTCCGTATCAATGATGTGATTCATGTATTTGTCAAAGTCATTCATACGGAGTCCTCTGCTTTATTAAGATTCAAATTCATTTCTAAGACTTATTTCTTTGTTGTCTAAATGTTCTTTGTTATCAAAATCTTTTTCGATTTCTCTGACAGGAATATCTGGAATATCAATCTTTTCACCTGCAAGCATCTTCTGATAAATCTCAAGTTCTTCGGCAGGAGTTGCGCCGGACATTTCAAGCTGAATAAGGAACATGAAGTCTCTGAGCGTAAGCTCGTTAGGAAGGTATTCACCCTTCTTAAGGGCATCATATACAAGTGGAAGAGGGAACTTGCCTTCACGAGAAAGGTTTGCAATAGAGTTGATTGCGTTAGGGTCGAATGCAACAGAATCATAATCAACATTAAACTGAACGCTGATGATTTTGATTTCTTCTTCCGTCAGTCCTGCATATCTTGCAAGCCTTTTAAGCGTCTTTGTATAAGCCTCGCTGATATTCCTTGCGTAAGTTGCAAGGTTTGCGTTTTCTCCCTGTCTGTGGAGACGCTCTGCATCAGCTGAACCTGAAAGGTTCTTGTCCGGAGAAACTGACCTTGAGCCGAGGATTCCAATCTGAGCAAGAGTCTCTTCCTTTGCCTGTCTTGAGTGTGTAAGTCCTTCTCCCGCAAACTGAACCGTACCGATTTTTGCTTCAGGCTCAGGAAGATTCAATGCAACATCACCGCCAAGAACAAGAGGCGGTTCCTTATCATCCTTAGAGTTTACGTCAATGTCATGTCCTGTAGTCCAAAGGGTTGGAACTGTAGTGAAGTGAACTCCGTTTTCATAATCCGCAGACTGCATGTAGTAGTGCCTCTGAAGTTCCGCTACACCATAAAGAATTGATTCTCCAATATCTCCATTCTCAAATCCTGGAAGGAACTCGAATGGAATTTCAGTCTGACACTCTCCGTTAAATTTCGGATAGAAAGCCTTTTGGTATTCATCGACCCTCACTTCGTTCTTTTCGTCATCAAACTCCCTGAAAAGCCTTACGTTGTAGTTTCCGTTCTTATCCAGAGAGAGGACTCTGTATTGAACCACCTTGTCATGAGAAAATTCATCAGCACTCTCGTTGTCTACATATTCCTTAAGGACGACAAGTGAAAGCTTTTTGCTTGAGCCTTCGTTTCTGAACTTCCAGTTGATGACGTTTTCTGCTGCATAATACTTCGCATAAGGATGATAGCCTTTTTTCTCTGCCTCATATACGCTCATGCTTCCTTCGACTCTCGGCATGTCAGAAAGAAGACCTCCGAAGAAAGTCTGAATGTTGTCATGAATCGTAAATACCGAGTGCTGATAAAGAGACTGTCCTTCGTTGTCGAAGTCATCAATGATAGTCTTGAGCTTTTCGTTTTCAGGCATTGTGATTACAGGCTTCTTCCTTTCAATCATACCTGTCATAATCTGCAAAATCTGCTTTGTGTAGTCACCGACCTTCGCTCTTGTCTTATAGCTTTCATAGTCAAGAGGGTCCTGTCCGGCTTTTGTTGGAAGATACATTATTCCCGCATCCTTTACGATTTTCTCGCCCTTAACAAAATCCCTTACAATCTTCCAGTAATAAGCTTTTTCGATAACTTCGGTACATAATTCATTTACGGCCATGATTATACTCCTAATAATTGAGGTCTTCTGATTCGCTTTGATTTTGCCGGGAACTGATAGTTAATGTAGTATGCGGCAGCGTCAGATATATGGTCCAAACCGGATGTCTTGTCCGGTTCTCCATTCTTGTTGTATGTGTATCCTTCCCACGCTTTTGTAAGTTGAGGACAATTTTCTCTTACGATGAAAATGGAATGTTCACCCTTTGCATTTTCAAGGGCGGTATTTACGGTATTGAACTTATCTTTTGTCGCATAAGGAGCATGAGGAACACGAACGTGAATTCCGTTGTTTTCTATGATGTCCTTATCGGTTCGGCCTGCAACACCGTTGGTCTGTCGTTTCCTACAGGTAGGGTCAGGATATGCGTATATATCACAGTTTCTGTATTTTCTTTTAAGTGTCTCGCAGAGATGCTGAGTGTCGGAGTTAGGTTCTACAATTTCATTAAAGCAGATTGAGATTTTTCTTCCGTTATGGTCTTTGCACTCAGCAAAAATAGCTGCCGTCATAGGATTTACGTTGAAGTCTATGCCGACATGAATGTCTCCGGATTTACCGAACCAGTCCTCGCAGTCTTCCTCAAGTACGGAATTTTCATCTCTGTTGTAATTGTAGTAAATCCTGTTGGACAGAGTTTCGAAAGATGCCATGTATTCCTGATTGAACATCTTTGCACTCATTGTTCTTCTGGCTTCTTCAAGTTCTTCTTTAGTTACGTTGCCGCCTTCAAGCGTTGTAAACTGGAAGCACTCCCATGAATCCCGGTAATGCTTATCCTTGCACCTGTTGTAAAGGTCATAGAACCAGTTGAAGCCGGAAGGAGTTGAGATGAACAAGGCTTTACCTGCATGATATCGGTCAGAAAGAGTAGGTCTGATGATTTCCCATGTTCCGTCAGGCATAAAGGCTGCCTCGTCAAAAACAATAAGGTCAACGCCGGAACCTCGAAGATTATCCGGCTCAGAGGCTGACAAAAGATAAAGCATTGAGCCGTTCTTGAACTCAATAGTCATCATCTGTTCGTTCATCTTTTTTATGTACTGCTCAGGAATATGCTTGATTCCGGTAGTCTGGTCTACGGCCTTAATCCATCCATTCCACATGACCTTTCTTGCAGTCGGAAGGGAAGGTGCGACATACCATACGACAGCTCCGGGTTTATTAATACACATCGTAAGCATTTCATATCCTGCAAGATATGATTTACCAAAACGTCTTCCCGCATTTACGACACGGAATCGCTTATTGCAGGACATGATTTTTCCTTGAGGCGGAGTTACGTGAATCTGAATGGTAGCCATTATTTTGCCTCCTCAAAATCTGTCGTAATTTCATCTATGACATCTTCTTTAGGCTGAGGAGAAGAAATTGAGGCTATGTTGTTTTGGATGTTGTTCATGTTTACGTTGCCGACATTAATGACAATCTGAGGCATCTCCTCATGCTTTTCCTCAGTCATGGCAGAAGCCTTTCCTTCCATGTGCTCAATGATGAATTTGGATGCGGCAAGTCTGACGTAATCATCCTTCTCAGGGTCAACAGCCATGTCTACAATTCCCTGAACCATAGCCTGTGCATTAGTGAGTCTTTCGCCGTTTTCATTAATCTTGAATTGATTCAGACACTGGTAAAATTCATTTGAAAGCCAGCGTTTTGTATCTGCGAATGATTTTCTTGCAGGGATTCTTGTATCAGAATCCGATATAGTCTGTGGTGCAATAATACCCATATAGCCTCTCTTTTGAGAGAATGATATGGGCGTATTATTTTTTTCATGATTTTATCGGCGGATAATGATTATGGTAGTTTCAATTGCCGCCAATACCGCTAGTGCTATCGTAGTAGTCTTGAAGAATTTTCGTTTCTTTTCGGATTCGTTCAGTTGCAGACTCAATCTCATAGATGTCGCTTCTACTTTGCTCAACGCACTTTCTGCCCTGTTTAATGCTGCTTCTGACTGCATCAAGTTCACTTCTAACAGATTTATATTGTTCAGTAAGTCTTTCGTTTTGTTCTCGATAAGATTCAGATTGTCGAAGATAATATCTGAAGAACGCTGTTGTGCATAAAACGGCAGTGAGAACAACACCAAACATAAAAGAAATAAAGTATTTTTTTTCATTGCTCATTACTTTCCCTCTTATTATGAATAAATGTCTTGGCGACATTTCCACCGATATATGCAAGTGAGATTGTTCCCCACCATGTATACGACGTATTTATGACCGTCGGGTCCTTGAAGTGATATGCAATCACGACAAAGACTGATGCGACAAACCAGACCAAAAATTTTCTTGAAAAGAATTTGCCAATCCTTGCCATTTGATTACCCCACAGTGAAGACACGCTTTGAATAGATAAATCCTTCTGCTACAGTCCTGCTATTCTGAATCGGGTCTGTTCCATAGACGAAATGACCGATACCTTTCTTTCCGGCCTCAACAGTCTTCGCATAGAAATCAACCACATATTCATTTGCCTTTGGAATGTAGTCAGCTCCCTCATGGCGGCACTTTGCTATTTTCCCGATAAGCTTTGAAAGGAACTTTCCTGCATCCGACACAGAGAAATTGCCTTCGTCAGTGTAATTATCCCTATTGAACTGAATCAGTCCGTTATCAAGTCCGATGTCATATCCTTTTCCAAGATTCTGACAGTTAAACGGAAATCCGGAGATTTCACTTGCAATCCTGATGATGCAGTCTGCATAACAGCCGTAATCCCATGCTGACTTACAGAATGACTGCGGATGTCTCAAAATCATATATAGCCTCCTAGTAACCTATGCTAAGGTCTTTTGCTGATTTATAGGCATCGTAGTAATGCTCGAAGAAAACTTTTTCTGAAATGCCTTTTATGATTTCCTTAAGGTTGTATTCCGGCATCGTCCTGTTGTAGTCGCTTAGATAAACCTCGACTTTCGTGTGATACATTGATGCCTTTGACTGAGAATATATCTTCAGTTCGTCATCATTCTTTTTTACGATGTGGTTTCTCACCAAATCTATCCTGAACTGCTCCAAAAGATTATCCGTAATTCTTCCCAGTAGCAGGTCTATGAAATTCGCCTCAAGAAGCGTCTTGTTCGGATACAATTTGTCTGACTCCTCAATCATCATTATCTTCAGCTTGTTAATCATTATCTTTGCGGCCCGCATCTGATTATCAGAAAGTTCCCTCGAATCTGCCTGAATCTTCTCCTTTTCCGTTGCCGAGAAGACTTTCGTACTGATGTTCTTGTTCCTGAGAAGGAAATACAACGTCACGCAAATGATTCCTATAACCAATATAATCGCCACCAGAAGACTTACCCATGTAAACGGTGAGGATAATGCAATGCATGTGGCGGTCTGAGCTTTTTCTTTCATAAAGTATCTCCAATAGATGCTGTTTTAAGGCTAATCTATTCCATATAATTTTTTTCACAAAAAAATAGTATTTATACGAAAAATAACTTGACTTATATAAGTAGTTATACTATATTTTATATAGAAGAGGAGTAATAATTATGGATATAGCAGGAATCAATTTTACAGTTAAAGAAATCGAAAAGCCTGATTGGATTGAAGGTCGCTTCATGGGTATGATGAACTTTGAAGAAAAGGGCATTTATATTAATAAAGATATGTGTGAAGAGCAGAAGGAATCAACTAAGATACATGAGTACATTCATGCAGTCCTTGATTCTTATGGATTTCCTGATGAAAGTGAAAACGAAGCTCTTGTTTCAATGCTGCAGAATGAATTGTATAGGGCAGGTTTTAGAATTCCTTATACTGAATAGATACCAAAAAAGAATCTAATAGGTGTTGAGTAAAATGAAAACTATAAAGGTTACAGAAAAAGACTTTGACATACATGAGTATTCTATAAGAGTTGTATGTCCGTACTGTAAGAAAATAATCTTCTTTTTTGAGTATCAAAAATGGATTAATAAGACAGATTTTTGCCCTAATTGTGGTAAAGAACTCTATGTTACAAGTGAGAATAGCTTTTAAAGAAAAATTAAAAGCACAGATAAAAATGAACAAGTAACTCCGTATGGAGCGAAAATAAAATAAAAATCCATTACATATTGCGTATTGGTACTATTCAATATTAATGGTTGGCTGACAGGAATTAGACTGTCACTTTGGAGGTTATTATGGAAAACAGAAAAATTGTAAGAGCAAATGGTGCAGGTGTATTCTTTGGCGAAATCGTTAAGAAAGACGGAGATACAGTAACAATGAAAAATGCAAGAAGATTGTGGTATTGGAGTGGTGCTTCATCACTGTCTGAACTTGCACAGCATGGAACTGCAAGAACTAATGAATGTAAATTTCCATGTGCAGTAGATGAGATTGAAGTGTTCAACGTTCTTGAAATCCTCAGCGTTACAGAAGAAGCAGGAAAGTCTATTGATGGAGTTAAGGAATGGAAGCAGAGATAAAGAAATTTCTTATCGGAAACGGAAACGGAAACGGAAACGGAGACGGAGACGGAGACGGATACGGATACGGATACGGAGACGGATACGGAAACGGAGACG